TAACTTTCAGTTTGGAGAGATAAGTCCTTCTTTAACATCTAGGACAGATACAAAAGTATATACTAATGCAGGTGAGCAAGTAAGAAACTTTTTTATTAAATCAGAAGGTGGTTTGAAAAAAAGAACTGGCACAAAACGTATTGCAAACTTTGGTAGTAATCCTGCATTTACAGCATTAGCAAGTCTTAGACAAAGTGTAAGAATAGAACCTTTTATATTTTCAGATGATGAAAAATATATAATAGCATTTAGTAATACACGAATAGAGATATTTCAGATTAGTCCTACTGATGGTACTGTGTCATCTATTCAGTCACTTACTAGTCAATCATGGTTAGTCAATACAACATCAGCATCTTATTTAGAAGAGATTACTTTTGCACAGCAAGGTGATCTAATGTTTATATGTCATAATACATTTCAAACTAGAATATTAGAAAGAACTGGACTTACTACATTCACAGTATCTACATTTAACTTTGATACATCAAGAGATGGCAATGATATCTTTCAGCCATACTTTAGTTTTCAGCCATTAGGTATGACTATAACTGCAAGTGGCACAACTGGAAGTGTGACACTTACTACATCAGCAGATTATTTTGTATCTGGTCATGTAGGTGTTGATCTATTAATAGGTGAAACAAGATGTCGAATAACTGGGTTTACAAGTGCTACAGAAGTTACTGCCACAGTAGGTGGTACTTTAACACAGCAACTTGAAATAGATAGTCTTAAAACATTTGAGGGTAGTGGTACTATTAGAGTTACAAAAGCATTACATGGTCTTGCTACTGGAGGATCTGTTACTTTTGAAAGGGCAGGTGCAGTAGGTGGTATAGCTAATAGTAATATAAATGGTTCTAGAACTATTACTGCTGTTCCTGATGAAAACACATTTGAATTTTTAGCAGGTAGCAGTGCCACTGCTACATCTAGTGCTATAGGTGGAGGCAGTCCTCGTATTATTACTGGTGCGGCTACTACTGAGTTTAGTGAAATGTCTTATTCACCTCTTCGTGGCTATCCTGCGGCAGTTACCTTTCATCAAAATAGACTTTGGTTTGGTGGTACTTTGGCACAGCCTGATGGAATATGGGGTAGTAAATCAGGATTATTTTTTAACTTTGATGTAGGTGATGGAGAAGATAATGATGCTCTTGATCTTACTGCTAATGTTGGTGAGATATTTTCGATAAGACATTTAGTATCTAATAGAGATTTACAAATATTTACTACTGGTGCTGAGTTGTTTATTCCTAGTATTTCTAATAAACCAGTAACACCTGCTAATGCACAGATTAGAAGGCAAACACCTTTTGGATCTAGCTTTGTTAGACCTACAGTATTTGATGGTGCTACATTATTTATACAGAAAACTGGCAGTGCATTAAGAGAGTTTTTGTTTACAGATCAAGAAGGAGCATATACATCTGTTGCTGTATCAGGTCTTGCACCACATCTTATATTAGATCCAGTACAACAAACATCTATCAAAGGTGCTTTGAATAGAAGTGAGTCATATGCTTTTCTTATTAATAATGATGGCACTATAGCTGTATTCTATTCTGTAAGAGGAGATCAAAAAGCAGGATGGAGTTTATGGGATACACAAGGATTATGGCATAGTATATGTGCAGTACATGAAAGATTGTTTGTAGTTTGTGCTAGAGATGATGGCTCAGGTACTACTAAGTTATTTTTAGAAGAGTTCCAAGATGATATGCCTATGGATTTTTGTAATACATTTAGTGGTAGCTCTAGTGTCTTTGGTAGTTTGACATCACATTTTAGTAATAATGCAGTAGTCAAAGCTACAAATGGTAATGATTTCTTAGGTGAGTTTACAGTAGCAAGTGGTGAGATAGATGCTAGTGCTGTAAAGAGTGGTTTAAGTCAGGCATTTATAGGATATGCTTTTACACCTACACTTAAAACATTACCTATAGATGCCACTATACAAGGTGGACCTTTGACTGGCGAACCTAGACAAATACCTAAAGTAATATTAGATTTAAACTCGACACTTGCTGTTAGTGTGCAAGGACCAACCACAACATCAACAACAAGGGATTTAGTTATAAGAAATACAACAGATACAATAACTGGTGGTTTTTTAGAAAGAACTGCTGTAACTGGTAAAGAAGAGTTTAGGTTATTAGGATATAGTCGTGATCCTAGAGTTATAGTATCACAGTCTTTTCCTTTAGATTTACAGATTAACGGAATGATAGTAGAGGTGGCATTTTGAGTATAACATTAGCATTAGCAATAGGATCAGCATTTGTCACAGCAAAAGGATATAGTGATGCAGGTAGAGCCGCAAGAATGGAAGGTGCTTTAACTGCTCGTAATATTAAAACACAAGGACAAATTAGAAGGCTACAAGCTCTGCAAGAACATAATGATATTATGCAAAATCTTCAAGCATTTAAAAATGCAAATGCCGCAATAGCAGGTGTTAGTGGTAGAGATATGGGATCAGATAGATCTTATAAAGCTATACTTGAAAAAGCAAAAAAAGATAATCAAACATTAGCACAAAGATCTAATTATCAGAATCTTGCAGAACAAAGTAAATATTCTCAACAAGCTGTTATGGCAGTAACAAAAGCAAATAATATATCAAGAGCATATAGGTATAAAGCATTTGGAACATTATTAAGTGCAGGATTTCAAGCTAGTACAATGACAGGTGGTAGTATGCCATCTTCACCATATGTACCTGCAAGTAGAAGAGGTATGTATACATAATGGTAGAGTTCGTTAAATCAAAACAGACTACATTTAGAAACAAACCAGTAGGTGTTGTATCTGCTGATACTGGTGCAGTGCAATTAGGCAATGCAGTAGCTGAGTTTGGTAACTCTATGCAAAAAATATTTTGGGAAGAGGCTAGAAAAGATGCAATTGCAGATGATGTAAAAAGAGCCAAGACTTTAGCTGTAGCTGATAATGGTAAACTTGTATTTGAAAAAGCTAACTTTACTCAAGTAGGCACACCATATGCAGAAAAAGTTTTAGCTGAAAGATATAGCAATGCTATTGGTGTTATGGCTAAACAAGAGTTTGCAAAGTTACAATCAGAAAATCAATATGACCAAGATGCTTTTGATTTAGCAGCAAATCAATATATTGAAGGACATATTAAAAGTTTTAAAGATAATGGAATGGATCAGTACATTCCTGATTTTATTACTAAGATAACTAATCAAAGAGTCTTACATTCAAATAAAATACTTAATGATACTATAGCAAGAGATGAACGAGTAGCCGCACAAAATACATTATTAACTATAGAAGATAATATAAGTAATCTTATTGGATTAACATATGCAAAAGATAACTTTGAATTTTCTGAAGTTGATGGACCTGAAGTGTTAGCAGAAATGCAAAAAGGTATTGATGAAACAGTACTAGATATAACTAATAAAATAAATTCTTTAGTTCAAGATGGTCATATCAAAGCACCAAAAGCCGCAGATCTTGAAGCTGAATTACGAAGAAGTCTTGCACTTGGTACTATTAGACAAGTTGTAGACAAACTCGGTGAGAATGGTACAGCAATAAAAGGTATTGAACAGTTGATGCAAAGTCGCAGACCATCACAAAAACTTATTAATACAATTATTGATATATCAAATGGTGCAGTAAAGTTAAGTGATTTACAAAAAGTATATGACTTAAAAGAACAACTTAATCTTTCAAGAACAGATATGGGTATTATTACTAGAGAAATTAGTAATAGATCAGGTGATGCAGATAAGTTAGCTACAGCTTTGGGTGATGAATATACTACAAATAATTATGCAAACATCTTAAATGGATCACAACCTTTTAATGGTATATTAAATAATACACAAAAAGTAAGAGATGGTTTAAATGCAGGTCTGAGTAAAAACTTAGGAACAACTGTAGATTCTTTTAGTTTATTGACTATGCCTAAAGAACAATATGATATGGCACTAAGAATGGTAAGAAGTAGAGAAGTTGTGCCAACATCATTCCACGACTTATTTAAGATACCAGATGTTACAACTTTGACTGCATTGTCAGGTGCAACTAGACAACAAAAAACACAATACCTATCAAGAGTATTAGATATGTGGAAGAATGTTGCATATACAAAAGATGGTAGAGCTAAGTTGCAGGGATACAATGACGAGTATTTTAAATTTAATGCTATTGATGCAGTAGCACGAGCAAATGGTGGTGACATTGTTGATGCTTTTAATTATTTCTCAAGGATACCTGCAAATGAAAAAGACTTAAATGAAAATATTAAGTTAGTTGTGCAAGAGTTTATACCTGATGCAGTAACTACATCTGTTGATAAAAGTTTGGAATCTATACTTGCTGAGACAGAAGTTAAGCAACAGCATTGGAATCAGATGAAACCATATGTAACTAAGTTACTTGTTTTTAAAAGATTAAAAGGTGGCACAGATGAAAAGATGGCTGAGTTTAATTTAGAGAATCTAAAAGATGTAATTAATGGTACATATGATAATTTATATATAGAAGATGACACAATATATGATGTTCAAAATATAGGTTTAAAAGATCAAAGAACTAGATTTTCACCACAAAGAAAATATATCAATGGTAATTATGATAAATTTAAACTGTATGTAAATAATATGGTAGCAGAAACATCTAATGTTCAAGGTATATTAGGTGATGAATATTTTCTACTTCCTGACTATAGAAACTCACAGTTTGGAGATCAGGCATATACTATAGTTAATGCAAATGGAATACCTTTACTTAATAATGAAGGTGTTGAAATGTATTTTAACACTAAAGAATTTGATCAACAGCTTCGATATGATGCAGAAGAAACAAGAAAAAGAAGTTTACAACAAGTATATAATTCAAGATTAAAAAGATTAAATGCAAAAGTGCCTCCACCTGATTTACAGTTATATAAACCTAATGTACAAAATATAAATTTTAGTGATTTTATTGGCAATAGTAAAGTTGATCCAACATATAATACAACCTTCAAGTCTATAAAAAATTTAGATGAACCAATAGTAACTGGTGAGTATGATCTTGGATCACAAAACTTTAAGTCAAAAACACAACAAGAATTTGTTGACTATGATAAGTTTGGTGTAGCTCAACAACAAGGATCAGAAAATAGAGTGTTAGATGTTTTGCAAAAAGGATCTCTCAAAGAAGATGGAACAAGAGATAAATCATTTAGTGAATATGTAGAAGGTTTAGGCGAAAGTTATTTAGAGCAAAAGATTAAAGGCAAAGGATTTGAAAACCCTTCATGGCAATTACTTACTCGTGCTGAAACATTAAGACAAGGTATCACAGATGCTGTAAAAGATATTAAGACAGCTTTACTTACACCTGATGTAGCAGTTGAAATACAAGATGGCTTAATAGATATTATAAATTATACTTCTGAAAAAGAAAACTTTAGGGTAGCTCCTTATGTAGATGCAGACACATTATCAATAGGTCGTGGATTTAATATAAGATACTTAACTGATTCTGATTATGAAAAGATGCCAAATGAATTAGAAACTGCATTAAGACCATTGCAATCATGGTTGAATTCTAATCCTAATGCCACGAGACCACAGCTTGTAGAAAAGATGAATGACTTTAAAAGAGAGATGGGTCTTGGTGGAATACAAGGAATGATACAGCAAGTAGCTGATTTAATATACACAGATAAAATAAAAGATATCTATGAAAAATATAATAAAGAGTTTGAAAACTTTAGTACACTTGCTGTTGATAGACAAAAAGCATTGATTGATTTTTCATATCAATTTGGGCATGAAAGATTAAAAGATCCAAATAGAGGGTTTCCAAAATATTATGCGGCTATAACAAAGGCTATCAATACAGACGATCAAGATTTAAGAGCATATTATTTTAGACAAGCAGGGTTTCATCAAGCCTATAATATTGGAGAGTTTGGTAATACAAAAACATTAATACATAATCAAACTCGTAATAGAGTGGGTGATAGAGCAAGTTTATTAGGTTTTCATATTCGTGATGGATCAGATTTTATGACTGAGGATATTTTATAATGCAACTTCAGTACACAGGTGTACCTGCAAAACCATTCAATCCTACTGGTGACTTAGCTAAAGAAGTAGAACCATTACATTTTTTATATCCTGATAGTGAAGGTCGTATAGAGCCAACCTTTTTTGAAGGTTTCAAAGCTAATTTAAAATATCAATGGTTACCTATTACTAATGCTACAGCAGAGTATATAAATTTTTTAGATGATGCTTATGATGAAACATTTGATTGGCTAGGCGAGATACAAAAAAACGAAGATTATTTTTATGCAGATGAATTATCAAGAGCAAAAAATAAAGAACATTATGATTATATTAAAAATGACTTACTTGCTATGCAACAAAATCGTGAGGTATTTCAAAGATCAGGATTAGGTGCAACATTGGTTGCAGGTGTTGTAGATCCTCTGAATATAGCTTTCTTTCACCCAGTATTTAATACTGGTATTAGAGCCGCTTGGGCGGCTAAGTCTTCTTTTGGTGTGGCAAAAGAGACAGGTAAGATTGGGTTCTTATTTGGTATGGGAAGTGAAGCATTACGAGCACCTTTTGATCCATTTAATACTTATGCTGAATCTGTAACAAATGTTGCAGGTAATACTATTTTTGCAGGATTATTAGGTGGTGGTGCTAGAGGTATTACAAATAAATTTACTAAAATTGTAAAAGATCATAAAGCAAAAAAGAATCCTGATAATAAAATAAATGTAAATAATTATGGAGTAAAAAATACAATCATTGAAGGATTAAATAAGAGTGGTCGTTTTCCTGATTATGTATTTCATAGATCTACAAGAAATAAAAATCTAAATAAAGATGGATTAAAAGAAGGTCTTGTGCAAAGTGGTAATCCGTTTAGAGATGTAGGATTAGGTGATGTTGTATATGTATTTAGAAAACAAGATTTTCCCTTAGATAAATTTAGTGGTGAAGTATCTAAGATGAAAGATTATGTTCCTGCAAAACCTGTTACTGCAATTCATATATCTGAATTTGATCCTAAACTATTTCCTAGAAATGTAGATGATGTTAGCAATCCGCAGATTAACTTTAAATCAATTAATTCAGGTGAAACAGATGCACCTATAGAAGCAAAATTTGTTAGTGATGAAGAAACTGTAAAACTTCTTGAAGCTGATTTTAGAATGAATCAAAAGTTTGATGTGCCATTAGATGAAGATCCAGTAATGAAAGGGTCAACTTTAAAAGAATTAACAATAGATAAACTTAGTTTTTTAAATAGATTTATACCATCAAGACGATTGCATTTTGGTAAATATGATGGGCAAGAAGCACCTCCTATTGTTAAAGATTTTAATATGCAAATAGCTTTTAATGGTTCTGTATCTATGCAAGGCAGACCAGTACAATCAATAGATGTTATGCAACAAATATATAATGCAAAAGGATTAGAGGTAGAGCAGTATATAGATAGTTTATACATGGAACAATTTTATAAAGTACAAGGTACTGGTAAAATTGCAGGTATAGATTATGTTACACCATATCAATTTGCTCAAGATAAGCTAGGTAAGCAATTAGAAACAAAATATTTTAATGATGCTACCAGAGATTATTTAAAAGTCATGCCATCTAAAGATGAATTTAGGGCAGAAATTGTAGAACTACAAATATTAAATGGTAATCCTGCATGGAATAGTTCTTATTTTGCAAATATTCCTGAGTACAAAAGAAAAGGTATGGAACGTATAGCACAATTTTATAGATTTTTTGATGAAATTGCACAAGATGTTGGTGTATTTCATACACCTGCAAGTGTTAAATCAGGCATAAGAAAACTTGATGATAGGATTTTAGAATTAACAGAAAAGATAAGTAGGGAAAAAGATCCTGCGGCTAAAGAAATATATAGATTAAGTTTAGGAGAGCTTAGAAAACAAAGAAACTTTTATGATGGTTACCAACAAACTCGTCAAAATTATAAATGGGCAATATATTATGACAAACAAATGTTGCTTGATGATCCTGCAAAACAAAAACAATTAGAAAATGTGTTTGCAGATCATTACTTAGAGCAAGGTTTTATTACTAGATGGACAGGTAATAAGAATGAAAGATTGCCAATAACAAGTTTGGAAGAGGCACAAAAAGCAGGAGCAGAAGATGTGTCACATATCCTTTCAATGGGTGATGATCCCATGGGATACCATACTCCATTAGGTGTTGGTAAAGGTAAGCATATAATGATGCGAACTACTAATATACCTGAGTGGAAAGTAAAAGATTTTATTGTTAAAGACCTTAGCATTTTATCGCAATATGCAAAAAATATGGGATTTAGAATAGAATATGCAAGAAAATTTGGAGATGACTCTATTGATTACATTGTAAATATGATGGAAGCAGAAATGTTATCCTCAAAAAAATATACAGATAGAGCAATAGCTAATATTAAATCAGATTTTCTTGCAGATTATGAAAGAGTTGCAGGTCAAATGACAAGAGATCCACAGCGATATGACAATAGATTTGCTCGTGTGTCAAAAAAACTATCAGGAGTTACCTATCTAACTGGTGCAGGTATAACTGCTATTACGGAAACATTAGCAATGCCAATACTAGAGCATGGTTTAGGCAATGTATTTAAAACTGTTGTTAGAAGTATTGATGGTAACTTTGATAAAATAAAAGCAAATGCAAATCAGGTTTTACATACTGGTGAAAGTCTTGAGATGTCAAGAAATATAGCAGTAGATAGACAATTAGGAGAAATGTCACGACCATTGCAAATGGGAAAAATTGAAAAAGCCGCTGATGCAATGGAAAATTTATTTTATAAATTTAATATATTATCACCTGTAACAACATTAGGTAAGAGAGTTGATTCAGCAGTAAGAATACCAAAGTTTTATGAGCAAATAAAAAACTACGATAGCTTAGATAAGTTTGATATAGACGAATTAGATAGATATGGAATAACTAGAGATTTAGCAAAACGATTGTATGAAAATGGAGCATGGCAGTTTACAGATTCTAAAACACCATTATTAAATATACAAGGTTGGGCAACAAAAACAAAAGCTGATAGAGATCTTAAAGCTGTAATGGAAACATATCTTAATAATGGTGCAAGAAACACTATTATGCACGCCACAGCATTTGATAGACCAACTATGGCAGATGGATTTGTATTTAAAAAGTGGAAACCATATATGGCAAAGATGGGAATACAGCCTGACCCTCGTGCTTCTGTAGGTAAAATGGCTGATGGCTCTTATAGATATCCAATAGCTAGAATCGAATCAGGTGTTATGGGATTTCCATTTCAATTTTATAATTTTTCTTTTGCTGCTAATCAAAGAATCTTAAGACCTATGTTTGATCCTAACAAAAAACATAGATTAGCAGGTGCAATAGCTTTATTAGGTATGTCGTATATAATATTAGCTACAAGAAAACCTGATTGGTGGTTTAAAGATAAAGATTATGATGAACTATTTATGCAAGTAGTAGATAGATCAGGGATATTAGGATTATATTCTGAAATTGCATATAGAGGAATAGAAGCATCAGCGGCATTTGGATTACATAATCCTGATAATACTTGGTTGAAAGGTAGATATAATGCAACTGGGTGGGATAGTGCATTTGGTATGCTAGGTGCTACTCCAAATATGTATAGAGAATGGGTTAGTGGTGCATATGATATTATCAATGATAGAACAGAAGAAGGAATCAAAACCATATCATATAATGCACCTTTATTGGGATTACTTGGTCTTGATGATGACTTACGAGCAATTTCAGGTGGTATAAAAAGATAGACATTTATAACAAAAACTAGTAAAGGTAAGATATGGCTATAGTTTTAAGTGCAAATACACCACGAATAAGTTACACTGTTAATCAGGGTGACTCTCGTACAACTTTTCCTACTGATTTTGTATTTTTTGAAACAACAGATGTAAATGTATTTGTAGATGGAGTTGAAAGATCATTTGATGCTTCAACATCAAGTTCAACAAAGTTTACTCTTAGTGGTGGCAATGGTTCTACTGGAACTGTAACAACACCTGTCACTGGTGCAACTGGTGGCAGTACTGTTGTCATTACTAGAGATGTTCAGCTTAAACGTATTACTGACTTTCCTAGTTCAGGTGCTTTTGAGATATCTAAATTAAATACAGAGTTAGATACTATTATTACAATGATATCTGACTCACAAGATGAAAACTCAAGAGCAGTAAGATTACTTGATAATGATGATTCTGCTACACTTACATTACCTCTTAAAGCAGATAGAGTAGGTAAAATACTAGGATTTAATTCATCATCAGGAAATGCTGAAGCTGTAAATCATATTACTACAGCGGCAGTTACAGTATCTACATTAAGTGCAGGTTCTTCTGCTACTGCAACTGTATCACAATCAGGTAATACAGCTACATTTGCATTAGGTATACCTACTGGTGCTACTGGTGCAACTGGTGCTACTGGTGAGGCAGGTGGTGGACTTGCTAATATTGTATCAGATACAACGCCTCAACTTGGTGGTGATCTTGATATAAATGGCAAAGATATAGTTACTACATCAAATGCAGATATTGAACTTGCACCAAATGGTACTGGTAAAACAGTTCTAAAAGGTAATACAAATTCAGGAACATTAGTTTTTAATTGTGAAGTAAACACACATGGACAAACAGTAAAAGCACAACCACATAGTGCAGGTGTAACTAATGAACTTACACTACCTGCAGGAGGTAATCAGGAATTAGTAGGTACATCAGCTACACAAACTCTCACTAATAAAAGTATTGCGGCATCACAGCTTACTGGATTAGCAAGTGCAAATATTGTAGCAACAAATGCACAAAACACATTTACAAAAGCACAATTGCCAAGCACATTTACTGGTACAAACTTAACTCTAGATTTTGATACATATCAAAACTTTATACTTACTTTATCAAGTGGTTCTAACTCATTAGCTAATCCAAGTACAGAAGGATCACAAATAGGTCAGACTGGTGTAATAATATTTATCCAACCATCAAGCAGTAGTGCTGGAACTGTATCTCTAGGAACTGATTATGAAACTGTGGGTGCTGGTGGTCTTACATTGTCATCAGCTAATAATGATTATGATGTTGTGCCTTATGTAGTCAAAGCAGATAATTCAATATTGCTTGGTACACCA